TGTAAGACTTTCGGAATAACCTTTTCTAATAGTGCTTTCATCACAACCATAAAAATCTGCAATTTCGGTATTGGTGCAACCATAAGATGCTAGTTTAACAACTTCCTCTGTACTAATATCATATTGTTTTGGTCTTGCCATTTTACCCTCTTTTCTCTGCGTAGAGTGTACGCTATTTGGTTTATATCAATAATAACCACAATAAATCAATTTATTTTTTCTGCTTTTTGTCCTGTGTATTGTTCCCAACGCTTGATAATTACATCAATATACTTTGGGTCAAGTTCCATCATATAGCATTTACGATTATTTTTTTCACAAGCAATCATAGTTGAACCACTGCCACCAAATATATCAATTATAATATCATCTGATTTTGATGAATTTTTTAATGCTCTTTCAATAAAAGCAACAGGTTTTGGTGTTGTATGACCTTTTAAGTTTTCTTTATGAATTTTCCAAACTGATGTTTGCTTTCTATCGCCAAACCAAGAATGACTGCCTGTTTTATTCCAACCATATAAGCAAGGTTCGTGAATTGATTGATAATCTGTTTGAGATAATGTTAGTGAATTTTTTTCCCAAATTATCATTGAACTGAAATGAAAATAATTTCTGAATGTTTTATGAAAAATATCTGCACATCTATCTGAATGAAAACAATAAATAGATGCACCAGATTTAGAGAATAATTGATAATGATAAAATGATTTTTCTAATAATTCTTCTAATCCTTTTCTATCATCATTTTTAATTCCTTTATAATCAACACCATATGGAGGGTCAGTAAATATCATATCTGCCTTTTGATTATCCATTAATTTTTCTAATAATTCTGTATCTGTACTATCTCCACACATCAATCTATGTTCACCCAGTTTATATATATCGCCTAGTTGTGCTTTAGGTTCTTCTGGTGTTTCTGGAACTGCATCTTCATCGGTCAGTCCGTCTTTTTCACCTACAATTAATTTTTCTAATTCATCAGCATCAAATCCTGTTAGTTCTAAATCATAGTTAATATTTAGTAGGTCAGTAAATTCTTGCTGAAGTAAACCTATATCCCAGTCAGAATATTCATTGGTTTTATTATCAGCTATTCTGTATGCCTTTGCTTTTTCTGGTGATAGGTCAGCAATTATTACAGGGACAGTTTCTAATCCTAAAGATTTACTTGCTTGGTATCTTCCGTGACCAACAATAATCGTTCCTGCTCTATCTACTACGATTGGTTGTTGAAAACCAAATTCTTTAATAGATTGTGCAACTTTTTGAATGTCATACTTTTGGCGTGGATTTTTTTCGTAAGGTTTAATATCCGATAATGGTCTTTGATAGATTTGCATTAATGGTAGGTGTTAGCAGGTTTTAATTCAAATCCCATCATTTGCATTACAAGTTCCAGACTGCGTTCTGCATCTTCTTTAGTGTCAAATATACCATAGTTCACAAAGGCAGAAAAAGTACCATCTTTGTTATCTACGATAATATAATTCTGTGGCATTTGCATATCTGATTTATCCATTTAACAATTCAAATGTATGTTTTTGTTCCTATATTGCAACCATGAATGTATATGGCGTTACTAATAAATCTATCAAGTTTTTGCTTAACTTGTTCAAGCGTAATTCTCGTAATGAGAATATTAACAAATTCGTAGAAGTAGAATTTAAACCGCAAGACCAAATCTGGGCAAAAGAAATGATGATTAGACAATTCAGGGATTCCTAGAAATAAAATCATCTAATTTTTCAATATATTGAACTGACCAAGATAGTGGTTTCATACCTTTTCTTCGCATATCAACATCAGAATTAAACTTCCATTGTTTCATTTCTTCATCTGATTTTTCATTAATGACAGCACCTTGATTGTAAAATCCCTCCGCATTTAACCAAGTACTTGGGTGTTGAGCATACTGCTTATCTTTTAGGTTGTTGTAGTATTGATTATATAAATCACTTAATTTTTCTGGTTTATCTAGCCAATCTTTAGGCAATTTAACATAATTCTTTTTTGCCTGTCCTTTACTGACTTTGTAACAGACATTATCCCAGAATTTCTCAAAGTGTGTATATATATTATTATTAGATATAGATATAGACTTAGATATAGATATAGAGGCTTCACTTTCGCTTAAGCGTTCGCTTCTAATTCGCTTAGCGTTCGCTTCCCCACCTTTTCTACCATTTTGTTTATTTATTTCAGTTGTTTCTACTGCTCTTTGATATTCTTCCCTTAATCGTTTCTGATAGTATCTATTATCTTCTTTGGTCCAATATAGTTGTAATATCTTCTCTATTGCCTGTTTATTGGCGTTTCTAGTTAGACTAGCGATAAAATCTATATTGTCTGGTAAATATCCTTCCCTAGACCAAGCAAAGAATATTAATCTAAAATAGATACCTAGTTCCTCATCACTCAGGAACGAAGTATCAGAATTAAAAGCGTCTATCCAAAGGTTCATTTTTGGCATTTTACTCATTTATTACCTCCATTGTAACATCTTATGCATTTATATAAAAATCTGTAGTGGTCAATTTGTATTGCCATAAATTTAGTAAATTTACGCATACAGGATTTGCACCTAACAATCTGCTTTTGATTGCTAGGCACACACCCCCTAAGTTTACCCATTAAATTCCCCAGATTTCCTGTCTAGCAGTAATCATTTGTGGACTGTTCCAGATAAAGTCGTCTTTATTCGGTTGATATAAATACGCAAAGTCTTTTGGTTCATTACAAATTTCAAAAACTTTATTTAAACCTTTTAGAATATTGTGTATTTCAATCTCATGGTTATCTTCGAAAATTATTTCTTCAAAGTGGTGTTTAGTGGGGGTGACTATGTAGAGATGGCAGGAAACTTTCTTGTTATATTTTTCTTCTAGTGCCTTCTTATAAATCCACTGTTGTAGTTTATCACTATGATTGATTGCCATTCTGCCTTTAGTCTTTAGGTCATAGACAAATAACTCATCACCCATATCAAACACAAAGTCTGAATATCCTAAAAAGGGAATACCCAATATTTCAGTATGTACTTCTTCTTGATAAGAATGGATTTTATAGTTTCCCATTTTAGTAAATAGACCTTCGCAGTTTTTATAAAACTTGGGAATTAAATCTAAATACTTAGCTACATCATCACCATTAAAATAATCCTTAAATTCTTCTTCAAATTGTAATAGTGCTTTGTCTAGTTTTACTTCTTCGCCTATTAGTTTTTGATGTAGTAGTTCTTCTACATAGTGACCTGTTCGCATAGCAGGACTTGGCGGTATTTGATATTTAAATATCTTGTTTATGATAAACTGCGTTGGATAATTCTTAAACGCAGATAGTCTGGAATAAGACATAGGTGTCATATCCCACTTTTCAAAGTTCTTAATGTTCATAACTAATACTCCTGTTCAGTTCTCTACTTTTATAGATTTTCCAAAGTTCTTCAATGGGTATCAATTTATCTTCATGTAATTGCCATGTACCATTTTCTCTTTGTGTGGAATTGTCTATAAAATATTTTTTGTTAGTCCAACCGCAACATCTAAAGACAAGTTCTTCTTTTGTTTTGGCAAATAAAACACCTACATCAGATTTAAAAGATTCTTTTCTTTTAAACAGTAAGTGGACATTTGAATAATAGAATGTTCCTTTAACATCTATACCCATATCGGCTAGATAAAAGTCAGTTCCGTTATCTATGCCATTTGATAAAATAATCGGTTTATCAAATATCTTTGCAAAACAAACTTCAGCTAAAGCACCCATTATATCAATGTCCACATCACTTCTGCGAAAATCTTTTTTATCGTCAATCATTCTTGTTAATGATGTTAATTGTTGGCGATAGGTTGCCTGTTGTTTTGCTTGTGAATATTCTTCTTTGCTAAGTCGTATATACATTTCCTTTCCTTTCTATCCATTCCTCCCATAGTTCCTGTGCGTAATGTATAGGGTCAACTCCTATTTCTTCCCAATATAATCTTTCACCTCTTTTATGAAATATAGAATGGCATGGGAAACAAAGCGGTATTCCTACTGCATCATTCCTAATCATAGCACCAATTCTGTATTTACCTTGTAAGTGATGAAATTGTATCTGTTGAAAA